AGTTAATTCTTTTAAACTAATAATTTGTTTATTAGCAAATTTACTAACATCGGTACCGCCTTGTCCTGCGATATACTCAATATAATTTTCTCCTAATGGAGTAAGACCTTTGTCGGTATACCCGTAACGTTTACCGTCTGTTGGATTAAAAATACCGTCTATCAAACTTTGTTCACCTAATGCGGCTTTGTCTAAATCAAAAAAAGTTTTTAACTGGTAAGGGTCTTGTTCTAACTGTTTATTTAAAAAAGCACCTCTAGCTGTTATTTTTGCTCTTTGGTCAGATTTTTCAGCATTCCTCATATTTATAAAGGATTTACCGTAATTAACAGACCCTTGGTCTAACGAACCAGCAGCTAATATATGAGCTAATTCAGTCATTCCGAAACCTTGCGAAGTTTTTTCAGGCACTCCGTACTGATTATACGTATCTATTTGAGCTTGTATTTTTTGATTTCTTTTTATGTCATCTAAAGTTTCAGGGTCCTCTACAAAACTACTAGTAATTTTTGCTAAATAATCTTTATCCGAAGTTTGTTCTTTACCATCGAATAACCCCATAATACCTTCAACAGCCAAAGGTAAAAGAGGAGCTAGTTTATCTTTTGTTGATAATTCTATAGGTTCTCTATTGGGTTGTCTTCTAGCCGTAGGAAACCTCATTTGACTAGGACTTAATTTAACAGGGGTAATACCCGTTATACCGTTTTTACCGCCGAATGTTGGAAATGGAGCAAATTTAGCCATTATACTTGTTGTGTAGGTGGACGATTATAATCATAAGGACCGCCACCACCTCCAGCATTTCCTCCACCACCTCCGCCTCCAGCAGCACCGCCACCAGTTCCAGGAGGAGTATAAGGTCCACCTACTGCTCCACCACCACCAGTTGCAGGAGGAGTATATCCACCATTATATAATCCCATTAGCCCTGTTCCCATACCACCTGTAGGACCGTATTGGCTATTAAAATTAGGAGCTCCGCCAGCATAGCCGTAGCCTCCTGCCATAGGTCCAAGAGAAGCAGTAAGTGCTCCAACGTTTTGTAATGTTTGCATAGGTAAATTGTATTGACCTGTAAAGTTTTGGTAATTTAAATCCATTAATGATTGTTGTCTACCTCTACCTAGTCCACCCATACCCATCATTGATGAAATATCTGCTTGTTGTAATTGTGGTAACACTTGTGCCATTTGACCGTATTGATTACCGAAACCTGCTAAACCTTGACCACCTTGGAAACCCATACCAAACTGTTGTTGACCTAATTGTCCTAATTGATTACCTCTACCTAATGCTGCTTGGGCTTCTTGACTTGCAAAAGTTCCTTCTTGTCCCGCTAGTTGACCTAACTGTCCTGCTCTACCTAGTGCTGCCTGTGCTTCTTGTCCTGCGAAACCTCCTCGTTGACCTGCTATTTGAGATTGTAATCCTGCGAAACCTGCTTGTCTTTGTTGTTGTGCTTCAAATGCTTGTTGTGCTCTATTAGCTGAGTCTTGATAACCCCCGCTACGAATAGCTCCTACTTGTTCTGCTGCTCCTCGTGCTACATTTTCTGCTAGTTCATCACGTCTCATTCTTGACCTAGAACCTCCGAAAGCTCCCGCACTAACTGCTTCGTCTCTCATTCCCATATCGCCTTTAGCTAAACCTTCTCGAACATCTCTCATAGTTTGTTCTACTACTTGGTCTTCGAATGGGTTATAAAAACTTCCTATACCTTGTGGGTTAAAACCACCTGTAGAACCATAACCACTAAGTTCTGCTCTACCTAAACCGCTACGTGCTCCACTATAATCAGGAGTAGCTCCACCTAGTTCAGATACTGAACTTGCGATACCTGTTCTAGCTCCTGTAAAATCTGGAGTAGCTCCTCTAGTTTGTGCAAGAGCTTCATCAGTAGTTCTAGAACCTGTTCCTTGTCCTTGTCTAATACTTCGACCAGCTTCGTCTAATAAATTAGATTGCTGTCCTAAATACGGTCTATAACTACCTATAGCAGAATCAGCAAGTTCCATACCATATTGTTCTCTTGGGTCGAAATCAGCTACCCTTTGTCCTGTATATGTATACGGACTAGAATCAGCTTGACCGTAATTTTGAAACTGTTGTCTTAAAAATTGTTGTGCAAAAGGAAATACGTCCCCTTGTAAAAATTGCCCTATATACGGGGCGGGTGCCTGACTTGAATACTCTTGGTCTTCTCTACTAGCCATATCTTTTATTCCCCATATCGTTAAACTTATTTAAATTAGCAACACCTTTAGCATGACTGCCTCCGCCTGCTGCATCTACCGCCGCTTTTGATAACATATATTCTCCGTTACTAGCCATTACAGGAATTAAATCGTCTCTAGGACCTCCTGGACCGTTCATTACTCCACCTTGTGGCATAAACATAGGTCTTTTTAATACTTTACCTTCTTTAGCAAAAGTAACACTTGAACCACCTAACGGTGTTATATTTTGTAATTGATTTCTTCTTCGTGCTGCGTTTCCTGGAAGTGTTCGTGTACTAACTTGACTACCTTTTCGTTCAGGCATATCTCTTAAAGCAGCCATAAGTACATTACCTATAGCTCCAATACCTGCCTCAAACATTTCAGGATTAGCTTCAGCGTAATCATTTATTTGTAATCCCATGTTTTCTAAACCAGTAGGAGCTTCTTCCAAAGTCATTTCATCGGTCATAACCCCAGGAACATCTGTTTCAAATTGAGGAGTAAAATCAGTTATTAAATTTTTAGGGTTTTGTTTTAATTCTAACATGTTTTTTTGGTCTACCATTGTATCAGCTAAATCAGGTTCTGCTACAGAAGTAAAATCAATAACTTCTCCAGAAGAAGGACGTTCACTCATGAAATCGATATTACCTATAAGTTTTTTTAACTCATCTAAATCCATTAAACTACTTATTCCACCACCGTCAGCTTTTTCTAATACTTTGCCGTAAGCAGCATTTATTATACCGCCGTCTTCACTAATACCTAATTGTTGTAGTAACATAGCTAGTTGTTGTTCTTCATCCATTTCAGGTTTCATCATATTTTCATATTCGAAATCGCCAAAATCTTGAACTTCGCTACCTGCTACAGGATTAAATTGACCACCTTCTCCTGGTTGTATGGAAGGTGCGGTTCCTGAACCAATAGGTCCTTTAGGGTCTCCAGCTCTATTAGAAGCAACTTTACCTGCAAGAAGTTGACCCCCCACCATTATAAGTGCAGCAAGAGGATTCATTAAAATCTGCTCCTAGTTTTTATCTTCTTTCCTTTAGACGTGTATATAACAAAACCAGAACGGCTTTGTGCTTTTTTCTTATAAATCTTTTTGTTTACTCCAACCATAGTTTTCCTGCGTTATCTTAACGTTTTGCGAGTTAAAGCTCACCCCGTAAGCTGCAGCACAATAGCTGATACATTGATTATATATCAAAAAGTATATATTTTTAAAGCTTTTTCTTTACCTTTTACTTTCATAGGTTTTAAAGGTTTAAGAACAACACCGCAATATTTTTCTGTTTCTTCACCAATAAGTATATTTACACCCGCTTCTTTAGTAGCTGATTCTAATCTAGCAGCTGTATTTACTGCGTCTCCAATAGCTGAATAATCAAACCTTGTATCGCTTCCCATATTACCAATAACAGCTTCTCCTGTATTTACACCTACTCCAATAGCTACCCCAATATCTGCTTTTATTATATTTTCTTGTATTTCTTTAGCACACTCTACCGCTAATTGTTCGTGATGTAATAAATCCATAGGAGCATTAAAAATAGCCATCATTGCATCACCGATAAATTTATCAACCATTCCTCCTCGTTTTTGTACACACTCTACTTGTACAGTTAATGCTTTATTCATTATTTCGGTAACTTCTTCAGGAGGTAACGTTTCAGATAATGCTGTAAACCCTCTGACGTCTGTGAATAAAAAAGTACATCTTCTTTTTTCACCACCTAGTTTTAATAAATTTGGATTCTTTTGTAATTGTTTAACTTGTCTAGGGTCAAGATAATGTTCGAATTGTTTCTTAATTTGTTGTCTTAATTTATATTGTTCTCTAAACCTTAAATAGAAAGCTATAGCTCCTGTAATAAACTGAGAAATTAAAGACCAAGTAACATCTATTAAAACACCTGTAGTTATTGTGTAATAACCGTAGGAAGCCGTTAAAGCCGACGTAAGTAAAGCTAAACCTAACCCCCACGTTATACCTAAATAACTTATAAAAACCCATACGAGCCCTACAGACGCTATAAAAATAAGAAGTTCTAAAGCTAAAGCATAATCTGGTATATACGGACTATCTTGTATAAGTATTGACTCGGCTAGTGCTGCTTGTATTTTATGAGGTTCAAGTAATCCTACAGGTGTAGCAATTTGCGGCATGACTCCGTTAGCAGTAACACCTACAAATACAAACTTACCGTTGACTTCCATTTCTTGTAAATCTGTTTCTGGTGTATCTACCCATGATATCCATTTACGACCAAGACTATCTGTTTTAACAGGAGGGATACCGCGTATAGCTATTTCTTGTATACCGTTATCGTTAGTAGTAATAATGTAAGTTTTAACACCGAACAATGCTTTATATATTTGCGTACCGAAAGAAGCTACCCAACCTTCAGGAGTTCTTAACAGTAAAGGAACACGTCTAACTAATTGGTCTACTTCGGTGGGAGCACTGGCGATTCCTTGTAATATATTTTCGTAGGTGTAGAAATTTTCCTTGACTCCCTTAGTAAGTATACCACCAACATCATTACCTTTTATAACAGTTCCTGTAGTTTTAGGATACTCTCCGCTATTAGTTTCAAACATAGCTAATACACTAGGAGCATAACCTAAAGACCTAGCAAATTCTTCATCCCCCATAAGTCTATCGGGTTGTGGAAAACTAATTACCCAACCAACACCTAAAGCTCCTTTGCCTAATATATCAAGTTGTATATCAGCTAATCTTTTTCTAGGTAACGGATACCCTCCTTCACGTTCAACGTCTTCTTCTGTTATATTAAGGATAACAAAGTTACTAGAAGGCTTTTGTTGTTTTACAAAAGTATCGAATGTTTTTAATTTAATTATTTCTGTAGGCGTTGATTGAAATAATAAAGGTAATACTAATAAAGGTAATACTAATATTATTAATTTTTTCATTAATCACTTTGAGTAATAGTAATAATACTATCACTTCCTCCGTTAACTTTAATTATATTAGAAACACCATCTTGTATCAAAATAACAGTATAAGCTTCACTACCGTTTAAATCAACACGAACACTTTCATTAACCTGTCTTCTTAGACTAATAACGTTTCCTGTTATTAAAGCTGTTATTTGTGTATCGGGGTCTTTACCTAATAGTGTGCCTGTTATTTGTGTACTAGTAGCTTGGGCGAGGGCATCTTCTTCTTCTGCTATAGCTAGTGCATCTAATACATTAAGCAAGTCTTCTAAATAATTTACATCAAGGTAATTTATATCTAATTCTGTAAACTCTAAATCGTCACCTGATAAAAAATCTTCAGCTAAATAATCTATATCTAAATCATTAAAATCTAGTATATTAGCTTTTTTAGTTGTTACTTCTTCTTGTATTATTACTTCTTCTTTCGGTGGCGTAACAATTAACATATTATCAATCATATCTAAAGTTAAATCTAATATTACAGGTTTGCTAGGTGCTGATTCAAATACGCTTACTGTAGTTGCTTCATAAGGTTTATTTAATAAAACGGTTCCCATAGCTGTAACTACTTCTATCTCACCACTAGATAAACCAAAAGCATCAGGCAAAAGAATAATAAGTGAACGTCCTAACTCGTCAACTGTTGCTGTAAAATCAGTTCCACGAATTGCTATATTCGCTGTAGGAGTTCTAAGTTCTATATTTTGTTTATCTATACGGTTTAGATTGCCAGTAATAAACCGTGCTGTCCCAAGACCAAAGGTAAGAGCCATTTTAGATTTGCTTGGGTCAGGGTCGTAAATGTATTCATCTATAAGTAGTTGTGAGTGTTCGGTTAATTTTACTACAGAGTCATCAAGAAATCTAATAGCCATTCTGCCATTAGTAGTTATAGCTTCATCATTACTTTGAATAGAGAATTTTAAATTTGCTTCGTAAGGTTTATCTCTTACTATTTGAGCTGAACCATTTAGTTCAGATATATCTCCAATATCAGCAGCTTGTGCTTGTACCTTGGTCGTTTTGAATGACGCACACAGTAGAAGAAGCATTGCCGCCAATTGATATAATTTTAAGCCAGTCATTATCTTGTGTACTCAGTTGTTGAATATTAAATGTTCTTTGTCCGCCTGTATGGTCTAACCAAAAATATCCACCTGCTGAAGCATTAACACCAGTACCTGTATAATTTACTGTATTATCAGAACCATCTATATCCATGTAATTGGTTGCTCCATCTATATTAATATTTGATGTAACTGTGTTATTAGAACCTTGAATAATCCAGTCAAGATTAAGAGAAGCTGCTATTGCGGTAGTACCTTGATTTAAAGTAAATGTATTGCTACTGCCTGTAACTGCTACGTTTTGGTCAGTACCATCTGAGCTATAAGTATTAGTTGGGTCTACTTGTATAGTAAAAGAATTAGTACCGCCCGTAAAATTATATAAACCTGTAAAAGTGTCAGCGTATATATCACCTAAAAATTTATTAGTTGCACCAATCATATTAATATCGAGTGTCATAGTAGTGCCGTCTAAATCAAATGCAGTTAAAGACCCTGGAGTAGAATTTAAACCACCTATAATATTTGATATGCCTAGTTGTTCTAAATCTATGTTAGCTCCAGCACCTGACTGGTCAACATATATCTCGTTGTCCGCTGCGTATAACGGAAATAAAGCAAGACATAGCAATAACTGTATGTACCTGTTCATCATCATAATCTCATTCTACCTTGTTTTCTTGTTTTTGTAAAACCCAGTAACCTTTATCATATCCTAGATTAACTATTTCTAAGACACCACCTTCTATAGCCTTCATTAGTGCTATAGTCGATGACTCGTTTCTAGCGTTGCCTAACTCTATTTCTACTAACTCTGTATTAGCCTCAATAAACCTAAACACGTCTTCAGATTTACCGTAACTAAATATAGTTTTTTGACTCAGCACTTCTAACAATACCTCACCCGTAGCTACAGAAACCATTCTTAAAGAAACTGTTATATTATCTTCTCTATACTGTACGCTACTACCGATACCAAGATACCTAGCTCCTATACCTCCAGATTCTAGGTTAGCTTCATAAGATATAACAGCACCTTCTATTAAAATACCAGCAAATAATAATGGTGCTAATTGTTTTTTCTTTTCTTCCTCTGTTGCAAATTTTTCTCTAGCTGACCTGATAAGCTGACGTTCTTTTGTAAGATTGTCAAGACCAACTCTTTCTACAACTCTAAAGAACTTTCCATTACCTGCATGTTTTAAAGCTCGTATAAGCAATGCATTCGGTTGTTGGGTTATAACACTACTAAATAAAGAG